CGCCGATTTTCGGATCGTTCGCAAGCTGCTCGAGTGTGCCGCGGGCGAGGATTTGCGGAAGCGTGTCGCGAACGAACGCCTCGGCATCCATGCCGCCCTGGGCTCCGCGCCGCTCCAAGATGTGCGCGAGCCCGCGCGTGCTATCGCCGTACGAGATCGTGATCCAGCCGAGATCCGGGCGCCACACCGCGTTCGGTTGATCCTGGCCGGTGTCGATCGCCCGGCGGATCCCGAGACGCGCCATTTCCTCGGTCTGCTCCGGCGTGACCGCTTGTTCCTGGGCCGCGAGGTTCGCGCGCACACGATCTTGAGACGCAACGCCCTCGCCGCCCGGTCCGGCATCGATGGGGCTGCGTGCGGGCGCGGCCTCGGGTGTTTGCTCAAGTGGCGGCGAAACGGCTCCAGGCGAGTCCGTGGATTCGGGCATGGGTGCGGGGGCGGTCCCTGGCCCGGTTTCCGGCGGCGGCACTCCTGACGCATCCTGGGGCGTTTGTGGGCCTATCCCATTTTCGAGATCGGCGAGCGTGAATCGGTGGGGCGTGCCGGACGCCGGCTCGGTGCGCGCGCGCGGTGTTTCGGATGTTTCTCCTTTGCCGCGGTTGACGAGGCCGGTGCCAATCTCGACCGCGCCGGTGCCGACTTCGGCGAGCGCTTCGGCCGCGATCGCCGCGGGGTTGATGTCCTCGCCCGCGGTGACTTCGCCCGCGAGCTCACCGCCAGCACCGAGCCCGGCCTGCACGCCAACCTCGGCCGCGCCGCCGGCGGCGCGCGACGCGGTCTTGCCGGTGACCTGCTCGACAGTGCGCGCGACTGGCGCGGCAACGCGGCCGGCGATGCCGAACGACAGCGCGTCGAACACGGCGATCGGCACGCCCTTCTTGAGCGCTTTCGTCTTGGCCGCGGCCATGATCTCGGGATTGCTGAACGCCTGCGAGACCGCGTCGGCGTTTGTCAGATCGACGCCCGTTTCCGCCAGCGATTCGAGGATCTTCGAACCGGCCTCGATCGCAAGCGAGCCGCCGAACATGGTCGCCGCGCCGGCGACCGGCGTCGCGAGAACGGACGTTGCGGCGGCGGCCGTGAGCGGCAAGGCCGTCGTGCCCAGGCTCTCGCCGATCAGCGACGCAGTGATGGTCAGGGGATCGGATGCGAACGCGCGGCCGACTTCGCCCCATCCCTTCGCCTCATTGAAGCGGCGCAAGGATTCGGGCTGGCCGGCGGCTTGCAGGCGCTTGGATGTTTCCGCGACCTTGGCCGCGGCGGCGGCGGGATCGGCGCCGAGAAACGCCGAGCCGGTGACGGCGCCGGCGGCACGGCCTTGCAGCAGCCCGCGGCCGATCGCGCCGAAGTCCTCGGCCGTGACGCCTTGGCGCGGGCCGGTCTGCGCACCGCGCGGATGTGAGACCGCCGGCGGGCCATTGGGCTTGAGCAGCTTGTAAGCGCCGCGTCCAGGCGCGGCCGGCTGCGCGAGACCGCTTTCAAGATCGGCGGCCGAGAATACGCGCCGTTCTGGCGCGCGAATTGGCTCGATGCCCTGCTCGAGCTCGGCAGCCGTGAATTTTCGCGGCGGCGGCGCAGCCGCGGCCGTTCCGCCGAGCTCTTTTTCGAGCGCAGCGGCAGAAAAGATGCGGGCCATGATTAAGGGGTAATTGCCTCGAAGTTGCCGTTGCCGATGTAGCGCACAGGCCCAACTGTTGGATGATCGAACTCATCGCCGACCTTGATGCGCGTCGTGTCGATCCTGCGGCCGGCCATGGGGAGTTTCTTTCGGGCGGCCGGCTTTGGTTTTGCTGCCGCAGGCGGGGCCGCCGCCGGTTCAACGCGCGCGGGAGCCTCGGCCGCTTTCGCGCCCGGATTGCCGAAAATTCTACCGAAGATGCCGCCGCCCGTGTTCACAGGCTCCTCCATAGGCGGCTCGGTATAGCCCTCGATGTCCTGTGGGTCGACGACATCGGGGGCCTCGGCCGTTCCGCCAAAGGCGTCTGCCTGCGGCTTCACGCGCTGCCACATGCGCAGGAGGTTGGCCTCACGGCGGGTCAATGTCTCGCCGCGGCTGTACTTGGCCAAGATCGGCAAGATCACGGTGCGGTCGATCGTCGGCAAAAGCTCTGCGCCGCCGCTCGGTTTGTTCGGGTTCGCGAAAACGATCTTGCCGCTCGCGTCGATGAGCGCGCCGCCGGGGGGCGTGTTGTAGAGCTTCGGCTCCTTCGGCTTGATCAAGTCGCCGAAAACCATCGCCACCGCGTCCTCGCCGCCGGACAGCAGCAAGCGCCCGAAGGCCCTGCGCTGTTCGGGCGTCGCGCCGGCGAGCGCTTTCTCAAACTCTGGCGCGGTCATCGCGGCTTCGATATCGCTCAACCGTTGCGCTTGGAGGTCGGCTGCGCGTCTGCGTTCGCGGGCGGCGTCGAATGACTGGTTAAACACGTCGAAGAATGTCGGCGCATCGCGCACGGGCTTTGCGCCATAAGCGACTACGTCGGCCATGTGCCGTCTCCCTTAGATGATCTTGCCGAGACCTGCGCCGGCCACCTTGCCGAGCACCTGTTCGATCAGGCCCGGACTGCGCGGCGCGCCCTCAAGCTTGGCTTGCGCGCCGGAACTCGCTTGAGCGCCTATGCTCAGCAGCTCGAGCAAGCGGTTCATTCGTTCGGTGAACAGCTTCTGCCCCTGTTCAATGCCGTACTGTTCAACGAGGCGCGGCAACGCGATTTGTTGGAGCGCCGTCGTGACGCGGCTCAAATCGGCCGCGTCGATCTCGGGCAGCGCCGATGCCGCGGCGACCTGCCGCGTGCGTTCGGCGTCGTAATTCTGGCCGCTGATCGATGTCGCGATGTCAGCGAGCGTATTGAGGTAATTGCCGCTCGTCTTGGCGAACGCTTCTTCGAACGGTGACGAGCCGGACGGCGCGATCGTGTGACCGGCCATGGTGAAGCGTTCTTTGAGCGATGGCAAGATGTCGTTCTTGAACGCGTCGCGCGTCGAGCGCTGCGCGGCCTCGATCGTCGCGGCGAGATAGGGATTGCTCTCGGGGGCGAGATATTTGCCGCCGGCCGTATCCATCAGCGTGCCGCGCGCGGCGTCCGTTCCCGCTGTCGTTGCGCCGCCAAAGCTCTTGAAGATCGTATCGAGGATCGAGCGCTCGTCATCGCTCAGACCGGCGACAAGCGGGCCGTCATAGGTGCCGCCGCCCTGTCCAATCAAATCGCTGATGCCGCCGGCGACCGGCGCGCGCAGCGCCTTGTACGCATCTGGAGTGGTATCCACCACTTTCGATTTTTGGGCCTTCGAACCGAACAGCATGTCCTTGATGCCAGACATGACCTGCCTCATGCGTCCTGCTGGATTTGAAACTCGAAAGCGGTTCCGATCGGCCGCACATGGCCGACATTGCGAAACAGCCGCGCGAAAGCGCGGTCGCGGCCGTTGCGGTTGAGCGTCTCGAACCTGACGTGCCCGGCTTGCGCAAAGAACAGGCTGATCGAGGCGGCGAGCGTATCGAGCAGCGCGCGCGATCCGAAGTTCGCCATGAACCAGACGGTCGGCGCACCCATCAACGGCGTCGACGGGAGCATCCCGATCACAAGGCCGTTGAACACGCCATCCTCGCGGCCGACGAAGAAGCCGAGGTTTGGCTCGCCGATATACTTCGGCAATTCCGCGAGCGCGACATCGAGCGGGCATGGCGCGTTGCGTTCGAACGCGCGCCGCATCAGCGCCGCGATCTCGGGTATCTCAAGAGCGGCCGGATTCTGCAATGGCAGCACGGTCACGGTCATCCGAGATTGACCCAGCTCGAGCCGTCAGAACCGCGAAACTTCTGACCCGGCGAACCGTCCGGCACATAGATCACGCAGCCGGGCCAGTCAGCCGCGGCTGGAAGCGCCGCGGCTGTGAATGCCGCGAGCGGCAACGGGTGGGTCATGCGCTCCGATCCGTCTTTCGGCAACACGCGATTGAGCCGAAACCCCACATCGGGGAAGTGACCGGTGAGCTGCCGGATCAGGCCGTCAAGCGCTGCCGACAATCCTTCGGTGCTGCGCGCGAGAACCGGCGCAAATGGCACCTGCTCAAGGATTTTCTTCATCGCATCCGCACGGCTTGTTCAATTGCTCCATCGTCCCAACGCGCTTCTTGCCGCAGCGCTTGCAGATCACATGGAGGTCGCCGCTCGCAAAGAACGCGGCATTGATCTTCCGCACTTCCTCGGCGGTTGGGCCGGTCATGCGCCGCAGCTTAGCCTCGATGCCTTTGCGGCCGTAGGCGTTCATCGCGCGCCCGCCGGCTTCAAGTCGTAGTCGTAACCGTCGAGCGCGAACAGCCTCCCCACGCCGCTGGTGCCGAACTCGAGCTCGAAGAACCGGGCCGCCTTGCCAGGGCTGACAAACCCGCGGTTCTCCGGCTGCGTCAGATCGTAGACGTTCACCGACAATTGCGTCGCTGCGCCGGCGGCCTGGTCTGCGGCGTAGAGGCGCACGTCAAGACCGTAGTCCGCGCCAGCCAATCGCTCCGCGAACGGCCAAATCCGCTGCATCAACCCCTTGCGCTTACCGTCGACCGCGGCCATGCGGCCGAACCGCGCGAGCGCATTGACCGGTGCGCCGTTGAACGACTGCCCGGAATTGAGAATGAACACGCGGCCCTGATCGTCGCCGAACAGCGTGTATGGAAACGCCGCCTGCAAGAAGCGGTCATCCCACCGAAACGTCAGGTCGGACCACGGCTGCGTGAGCGTGTCCCATGTGATCGTGCTTTCGCGCGCGTAATAGCCGAACGCCGTCGCCGGAATTTGCCGCTGCGCGAAGGCGCTGAAATATGGATCGTCGATGCCGGTGTCCTCGAGATAGTGCTCGACGTAGCAGTATTCCGGACCGCCCTCCTGGTTCTGGTCGGTCGTGAGCGCGATCGCCCACATGAGCTCGCCGTTCTCCTCGTCGAACCAGCCATGCGTCAGATCGAGCCGCGATGGGGATTGCCGGCGCAGCACCTCGCGGAAAATATGGTCGTTGATCGGCCGCGCGCTGATCCCATCGAAGCGGTATTCCGAGTCGCGCGCAATGAAATGATGGTAGCTGCCGAAGTCGGCGACGGCGCGGCCGGCGATGACGCCGACATTGTCGACCACCGTGCGGAACACCCACTTGAGGTCGCCGCCGACGAATTGCCCCGTGACGAGCGGACCCTCGGTGTAGACCGCGAGCAAATCGCCGAGAATGCGCAGTTCCACGATCCGGTACGGCTCATCGGTGACCATCTCCTGCGTCGCCGATCCGCCCGCCATCGTCTCCGGCTTGCCGATGTCGGAGTTCTTGATCGATGTCGGGAGCCGCGCGCCCGAGACGGTGATGTCGCCAAGAACCAGCGTGCGCTTGTGACTTCGCACAACGCGGCACTTGTCGACGCCCAGGTTCGGGAAATAGACCTGCGTCGAGACACCGTCCCACGCCACGACGGGGTTCACGCCATTCGTCGCATACCAGCGATCGGATGTGGAGCCGCTGCCGCCGAGCGTGCCGGTTGCGTGCAGGAACGAAGCCGTCGACCACCAATCGGTGATACCGCCGGTGAAGGTCTTGCGAATTGTGTACTGCGCGCCGGCGAGGTTTGAGCCGGCATAGTTTTGAGTGAGGACGATGTGCGTGTTGTCCGTGACCGTGCCAATCTCGTACCACACCGCAAACGGATCATTCTGGGCGTTGTTGCCGAAGCTGATGAAGTCTCCGGGCTTCGCGTTCGCCGTCCACGACGTGCCGGAGCCCGTGACGTTGGGCGATCCGCCGTTGACCGTGACCGTTCCAGTCGCATAACGCGGCGTCAGAAGGTAGACTTGCTGATCGCCCGGATCGTAGCGATAGAGATCCTTCGTCGACCCCATGATCAAATGCGAGACCCCGCCCGATGTGATGAAGGTGTCAAGCAGAATGCACGGGCCAGACAGCACCACTTGATCGGCGGCATTGGGGAACGGCGTGTAGCCGACCTGCTCGTTCGTGATCCGCTTGTTCTTGATGCGCACGTTCAACGCGCGCTGCAATCCGCCTTTCGGAATGTCGATCGGCGGGCGGTCGAGAAAAAGACCAAGCGTCGGCGCGAGAACCGCCGTCGATTTAGCTCTCGCCGCCATCGCGCTTGTCCTGGATAGCCATCGGTTGCTCACCGGCATCGAGCTCGCGCTTGAGGCCGCCGAAAAATTCCGGCAGCGCTTTCTCGAGGCGGCCGGCGACCGCGTTGCGCGCTTTCTCGAACGCGGCCGCCGGCCGGTTCGACGCGCGGATAACTTGGATCATGAAGCGCGGCAGTTCATGCGAGAGGCATCCCTCGGCAATACGCGCTTCGCCAGCGGCATTTTCCTCGACGGTCTTGATCCAGTTCGGACACCAGCGTCCTTTCGCCGGATCGTCGTTCATTGGGCACATGCCGCAAATCAGCGGACACTCGCTCTTGGTGTAGTCGAAGCCGTTGACGATCATTGCTTCGTGACCACCATCACGTCGGCATAGGCAGGACGCCACGCGCCGCTCGCTGAAACGCTCGAACCCGGATGGCCGTGTGCCGCGCCGGAGCCGACCTGGCTGGTGCGGCCGACGCTGGCGTCGGTGGCTGACCCGGTCGTCGAATAGGAGTTGTTGTTGCCTTGCAGGGACGCGACCATTGGCTGGTTTGTGTCGCTGATCTGAGAACCTGGACTGCCGGCTTCGTTTGCGTACTGAACATGGCGGTGCGGCGGCAGTTCGTTCACGGTCAGCGCATAGGCGGCAATGTTCAGCGTTAGGCCCGAAATCGTCCACGAACCGCCAGTGCCGCCGCCGGTGCTGGACACGACGCGCAACACGCGATCGTTGATCGACACGTCCTGCACGTAGCCGTAGGGCGCCGCAGCCTGGTAGACGACGAGCTTCGTGCCGGCTTCGTGTCCGATCGGCTTCCATGCGCCGTCGACGCGCGCCTCGACCACGCCGTCGAGGTCGTTGCGCACGAAGAACATGCCGTTGATGATATTGATCAGCGCATTGCGCGCCGCCGCATCGCCGGCCGGAAACTTATGACGGCCGGTCTCCTTGTCGTGCTCCGCACCGATGACGGCCCCGAGCTGAAAGCGCATGGCGCGCTCGTTCGCGGGAAACTGCGAAACAAGATCAGAGTCGCCGGGGTTGTTCTCGTCGAAGTTCGCCATCAGAGCCTCGTGCGGCGGGGCGTCACATGGGGGCCGCTTTTCGGCTCGATCGTCACGCGGCGCGCGAGCTTCGACCGTTTGTCGTGCCTGATGATGTCGTCGAGCAGCGTCTTGGCTTGCGCGAATTGCGCCGCGGCGCGGTCAGGCCAATCCGCGAACAGCAGGCCATAGCCCGCCGCCTGGTGCTTGAGAAACTCCTCGGCGTTCTCGGTCCACCAGTTCGTCTCCCCATCTCCCACCAGCAGCGGCGTCATGCCATAATATGGAATGGCAATGCGGTATTGCCCGCCGAAATCGCCTTGCCCGTCCGAGAACGGATAGACTTCGAAGCCGTCCGGCGTTTCGAGAATGTAAACCGGCGCACCGGTGCGCGCCGTATTCGAATACGGGTACCGCGCGCGCATCTCCGCTTCGGACGGCGCCCATTCGAGACCGCCCGTATCGCCGTTGGCATAGAGGCGCCACGGCTCGTCGCGCTTCTCTTTCCAATCGGACGGTTTGCCGCTCGCGAGCGCGCGCTGCGCGGCAACCGTGTCGATGAACGTCAGCCGCTCCATGTGGCGCAGGTTGATACCCGGCTTTTTTTCGGCATCGCGAAACGCCTGATTGATCCAGCCTGGAATGCGATTCTGGATTTCAGCCGACGTGTCGATGATTTCGCCAGCGACCTTCTCGTAGATGTTGGCGAAAACGGCCATGTCAGGCCGCCCTTGCCTTTTCGTTCATGTCGTCGGCGAGCGCCTGTGCTTCCGCCTTTTGGACCGGCTTCTTTAACAGGCTCTGGCCGTCTGGCCCCACGACCTGAAAGCGCCCGAACGAGATGTGCTTGAGTTTGTACGGTTCGCCGCTCTCAAGCGTTTCGCCGATGCGTTCCTTGACCGCCGATGGCTTCGGCGTCTTGGCGCGCTGTTCGGCCACCTCGTCGGCTGCTTTCTCGTCGGCAGCGGCGAGAGCGGCGAGGCGCTGCTCCTCCATCTGCGCATCGACACTCTCGAGCGCTTTGCGCGCGAGCTCTTTGCGCCTGCGCTGGAAAAGCAATGTTTCGACATCGTAACCGGCGGCGGCGGCCTCCTCGGCGCCGACTTCAACGCCCTTCACGTCGAGAAAAACGCCCGGATCATCTTTGTACATATAGATGTCCTTGCCATTGGCCGCCGACTTCCGAATTGTAACGCCGCGGTTTACGTCGATTGACCGTGCCACTGTGGGGGATCTCCTCTTAGCGGTTTTGCTCGACGAGGATGTAGTCCACGTCGATGTTGCGAGTGACGGCTGCGAGCGCCCGGCAGCAGATGACGGGCGTCAGAGCAACGGTCGGGGTAACCGCGCCAGCCATTTGCGTACCGATCGCGGCGCCGTCGATGTAGAACGTCGCAGCGCCGGCGGCCGTGAGCTCGATCCGCAAGCGCTTCCAGGTGGCGTTGGCATATGCCTGCGCCGAATCCTGGTGAGTGGCGTCGACATCGTTCGCCACGCCGACGAGACGGATCGTGTCCGTCGTCGCGTTCGTGTCGAACAGAAAGCCGACCGCATCCGTCGCGACCGTGGTGTAGGTCGTGCCGGAAAGCGTCACCGGCATCTCGAGCGCCGCAACCTGGTCGGTCAATCCGACAAAGAGCTGGACGTCCGTGATGTTGTCGATCTTGACGCGGGCCTCGAAAACAAGGTTGCCCTTGTCCGCGCGCCAATTGAGTGCGGAGTGAAGCTGCGAGCCGTCGGCTGCGAGCGACGTATTCGAGTCGCCGCAGACGAGACGGACTACGCCGCCGGGCTGCACATTGATGACAGCGTCGGCTGCGACATCGTCGGTGCCGGAAACAGCCGCCCAATTATCGGCGAGCACATCGCCGAGAAAGTCGTCGAACAGCCGGCATTTCACCGACGGCACGAGCGAGTTGAGCGAATGCACCGAACCCAAGAAGCCGGAGAGCTTGTTAAGCTCGCCGACGTTTGCGACGATGCCGTCGAGAGCGTTGATCTCGGCCGCGGATGCGGTGAGCCCCATGGCCGCGAGCCAGCGCGCCGCAAGCCCTGGGACCGGCAGAATGTCCTCGGGATTGGTGAGGAACGACGACATTTAGACCTCCGTGATGTTGCCGGTCCAACGCGAACCGGCCGCGGGCCGCTTGCGGTAGCGGAGGAACACGATCCCCGTGCCGGCCGTGTCCGCGGCGTTGGTCACTTCGACCACCGCCTGCTCGCCCGGATTGAGCTCTTTGGGCGTCGTGAAGCGGGTGAATAAACCCTTGCCCGCAGCTATGTCGGCGTCGGTGCCGCGCACGATCGAGCCGATGTCGCCATCGCCACGGCCGGAATCGCTGCCGGCGGTCGGCCTCTTGTCGACCTTGACGGTCATGCCGGCGCCGACATCGATCAGCGCATCGCCGATGATGCCGAAGCCGATGAGATCGACAGGGTGACAAGGCGTGAACGTGAACTTGTCGCCGGTCGAGGTGAGCGCAACCTGCGCGCTCTGTGCCGTTTCGTAGTCAAACTCGGTTGTCATGTTGAGCCTCCAAAGAAGATCGTCCGCCCGCGCTCCGTGGGCGGCTGCCTGGCCGGGCCGGCGTTACTGGCTGGTGACGTGGATGACGCGGGCCTCGCTGGCAAGGTCCCAGGGCAAACCCGCTTCCTCGGTGCCGTACCAGCCAATTTCGCGCTGGCGGCCGAGGTCTTGCGGAATGCCCATGCGGAGCTCGGGCTCCTCGACGATCGCGAGCGCAACAGCGTCGGCACCGAAGAACACGGCTTCGCCGAGCACGCCGCCTGAGCCGATCGAGTCGTCGAGCGCGCCTTCATCGGTGCCGTTGACCCAATGATTGCACTCGATGAGCATCATGCCCTCGACATTGCGCAGGCGGCCGTCGCGGAACGGACCCGGATCGGTCGGCGCTTGCCAATCCTTGTATTCCGGGTCGTTCTTGATGCCGCGCGCGGCGCGTGTCGACAGGATGCCGACATAGCCCTGTTGGCGCGGCGGGCATTTCAGGTTGCCGGAGAGCTCGTCCTTAATCATGCGGAGATCGCTGATGTTGAGGTTGCGGTCGGCGACCGCGGATGGCACGCCGTCGGTGTCGAACACCGAGCCCGCCGCAAGCGGAATAAACTTGTACGGCGTGAGCTTCATCGCATCCGCGACCATCTTGTCCTGCGTAAGGCGCATCTGGTCGGTGAGCGTCTGCTTCATCTTCGCACTGAGATTGTAGTGGGTGAGGTTGATCTCGTGCGACGTGAGCGTGAGCTTCGATCCCCATTCCGACACCGTGATCGTCTTCGTGGTGATCGAGGCGCGGTTGGTCGGCAGCTCCTCGGTTTCCGCCACGCGGCGCGCAAGCGGAAGCTTGCCCACTTTGGTGATTGTGACCGACTGGCCTTGACCTTTGCCGAAGCCTTCTTCTGGTGTTGCGAATTTCAAAAACAGCGCATCCGCGAGCGCCGCCATGCGGATCTTGCTCGAGAGAGCGTGATCCTTATAAACGCCCGCAGGCGCATCCCACTGCCAAGTCATGATCGTACTCCAATGAAAAATGCGCGCTGTTCCCGCGCCTTCTGTTGTCCCGAGTAGCCGGGACGGCTTGGGGGTCTGCTTTGGCTTGGGGGTCGAAGCCGAAAACTAATTCAGGCGGTTTTCTTTTTGATAATTGCGAATGGAATCGGCAAACGACACGCGCGGCTGTTCGTCGTTGCGCTTCACGCGCGGCATTGAGCGCGAACCGCTCGTCGTGCCTTGCGTGCGCGAGGCATCACCGCGCGCAGCCGGCGCCGCGTCAGTGCCGCCGGCGTCCTCGCCGCCTTCGAACATCGGCGCAAACGCCTTGCGAAAGTTCTTGCCGACGCGGTCCATAAACTTTTTCGGGTCGCGGGAGACTGCCTCGCGGCCCGCCTCGTCCATGCGGTTGAGCTCGATCATCGCCTGCGTTACCAGGTGATCCTTGTAAGCGCGGAGATCATCGTTTTCCTCGAAGAACTCCATTTCGGCGCGGTCCCACAGGCGGCTTTGCGCGCTCTGCGAAACCTGCCCGCGCAATTCCTCGTGCTCGCGGAGCAGCTCGCCATAAGCGTTCTTTACGCCGCCGAAAAACTTATTGA